CTCCCAGAGGAGGAATAATCATTTCGTTGGGATCTTCTACTGGTCTTGGATACGCACCTCTTGTAGGAGCAGCAGTAACTGCTGTAATTGGTGCCGGAGGAAGCGTAGTATCTGTTGGATTAGGAACTACTGATAATCATGGTTCCGGATATAACGGAATCGTAGCGATAGGAGTTTCAGTATATGAAAGTGGCCACACAGGTGCTGCGGCAACTATAACAGCAAACGTGGGTGTGGGAGGAACTTTAACATTTAACATTGTTGGAGGAGGTAATGGATATACAAATCCTCGAATATTTGTATCTGAACCATCTTACGAAAATCTTACCGTTACTGGCGTATCTAGATTGGGAATTGGTACAACAACGGATACTGGAATTGGTCTTTTACTTAATGTTGAAGTTGGTGCAAGTTCTACAACTGGAATTGGATCCACATATTTTGAAATTTCTAAATTTAGTATTTCTAGGCAAGGATACTCATTCAGAAGGGGTGATGTATTTAAACCTGTAGGATTGATGACTGCCAAAGAATTGGTATCACCATTATCAGAGTTTGAATTAACCGTGCTTGATACTTTTACAGATTCCTATGCATTATGGCAATTTGGAGAATTAGATTTTATTGATTCTGTTAAAAACTATCAAGATGGTGTTAGAACAAGATTTCCATTATTTTATAACAGTCAGTTATTAAGTTTTGAAATTTTAAGTGGATCGCAAGTAAATCTTGCTAATACTTTGTTGATATCTATAAATGGGGTACTACAAGATCCGGGAGTTGCATATCAATTTGATGGCGGCACTAGTTTTGTGTTCACTATTGCTCCTAGAGTTGATGATAATATTTCAATTTTCTTCTATAAAGGAACGGCATCTGAAGATACAGTAGCAATCACAGATATAAAAGAAACTATACAGCGGGGAGATACCGTACAAGTATTAAAAAATAATTCGATTTCTGGAACAGTAACACAAGACAAGAGAATAATATTTGATTTATCATTCTCAGATAAGTTTGAAACTAATTTATATTCTACTCAAGGAATAGACGAAATAAATGATAAACCAATGAGTTGGATCAAGCAAAAAATAGATAGAAAAATTAATGGTGAAAATGTTTTTAAATCTAGAGATTCAATTGAATCTTTAATATTTCCTACAGCAAAGGTTATTAAAAATTTCTCAACCATAGACACTCAAATATTTGTGGATAATGCAGAATTCTTTGATTATAACAATCCAACAAGTTTTGGAGCTTTAATTATTGATGGATCTGTGGATCCAGTGTCGGCAGGAATAACGGCAGTTGTTTCTGCTGCTGGAACAATCCAATCATTAGTCATCAATAGTTCTGGAAGTGGATATATTGGGACTTCAGTCGTGGTAAAAATCTCTTCACCACCAGAAATGGGGGTTGGAATAGGAACTATCGCAACTGCGGTAGTTACGATTGGTGCCGGAGGAACATTAGGTTCACCAATAACAATCAATAATCCTGGTTTTGGTTACACAACTTCAAATCCACCAAAAGTTATTATACCACTTCCAGATCCAATATATGAAAACATAACTACAATATCATCTACAATCAATGGATTTTCTGGAATCATTACCGGAATTACAACTGCAACTGGTAGTGGCGGAAATCCATTGGCACTTAAATTCACTTTAAATTCTCCATCGTTCGCCGGATTATCCACCGGATATCCAATTTATATTTTTGATACAAGAGTTGGTAATGGAGTAACTTCTATTGATGGTTCTGATTCTTCAAAAGTTGGAATTGGAACAACCTTTATAGATAATATTTACTATATCCATGAATTAAGCACTAGTGGCACAGTTGGTATTATTACTTGTAACATATTATCAACTACATCTGTAGTTGGTCTATCGTCTTCTGGAAACTCATCAAATTCTGTTGGGAAATATTCTTGGGGAAGATTATCTGGGTTTGCTCGATCAAGTTCTCCAATTTCCATAGGTGTAACCGGAAATACTGTTGATGTTGGTCTATCGACATTTCCCACAATTCAAAGAAGATCTTCTGGTCTTAGAGAAACCGGAGCACTTCCAAAACTCTTATAAATATCTAAAAACATCAATATGGCAGCAATCGTAACGGACCAGTTTAGAATATTAAATACAAGTAATTTTATAAACTCTGTAACAGACGTTAATAATTCTTATTATGTTTTCTTGGGTTTAAATAATCCGATACAAGTCGGATTCGGAAGAACCACAGACTGGAATACTAATACTCCAAATCCCATAGATAATTTTGAATACTATCCACATTATAAAGATACTGCCTTATTTGGAAAAAAAATTACATCTAGTAATATTAGAAGAGTTATAAGAAAGATTGATTGGGAGTCTAATACATCGTATGATATGTATCGACATGATTATAGTATTTCTAATCAATCCCCAAATTCTAACACAAGTAGATTATATGATTCAAATTATTATGTGATTACTAGTGATTTTAGAGTTTATATCTGTATAGACAACGGATCTTCCGGTACAAACTTAAAGGGTAATAAATCACAAGATGAACCAACATTTACTGACTTAGAACCTTCTGCAGCGGGAGTGAGTGGCGATGGATACATTTGGAAATTCTTATTCTCAGTTTTACCTAGCGATATTATAAAATTTGATTCTACAGAATATGTTGTTGTTCCTAACGAATGGGCAACTACATCCGATTTTCAAATTACTAGTGTAAGAGAAAATGGAACATCTAGTTCTACAAATTCAAATCAAATTAAAAAAATATATATTGCAGATGGTGGACTTGGATATAGTTCAGGAGTTGTCAATATTCTTGGGGACGGTAGCGGTGGTAGAGTATCAGTCACTGTTGATTCCTCTGGATCTATTGTTTCCACACAAGTTACGGCAGGAGGTTTTGGATATACTTGGGCAATAGTTGATTTAGGAAGTCTTCAACCGGGATCAAGCCTACCAAGTCCTGCAAAATTAATTCCAATTATTCCACCCGGTAATGGTCACGGAAGTGATATTTACACCGAATTGGGAACAGATAAAGTATTAATATATGCAAGATTTGATGATTCAACAAAAGACTTTCCAATTGATACTAAATTTTCACAAGTTGGAATTATAAAAAATCCAACTACATATGCTTCCAATACTGTTGTTTTTACTGAAAATCAATATTCTTCTTTAGGAGCAATTAAACTAACTTCAGCATTTGCTGGAACTCCAACTATAGGAGGTGAAATAACTCAAACCGTAACTGGTGGAACTGCAAAAGGATATGTAGCATCATATGATAGTGAAACTAAAGTACTTAAATATTTTAGAGATAGATCTCTATATTTTAATAATAGTTTAGATCAAACTGATTATAATACAGTAACTTTAGATTCTACTGTTTATGATTTTGAATCTTCTGGAGGATCAATTCAACCATTTGCTGGATCAATTGATACTAGTTTTTCAGGAATTACTACAACAATTGGGAGTAAGAACATAAATTTAGGAACAGTCTTTACAAGTGGTCTTTCAAATCCGGATATAAATAAGAAGACTGGTGATGTGATTTACATTGATAATCGCCCCTTGGTGACAAGAGATATTAGACAAAAAGAAGACATTAAAATTGTTCTGGAATTCTAACTAAAAATGGTACAAAAAACAGATTTAAATATTAATCCATATTATGATGATTTTGATTCTGAAAAGAATTTTTATAAAGTTCTATTTAAACCAGGATTTCCAGTACAAGCAAGGGAACTAACGACTCTGCAATCCATTCTGCAGGATCAAATAAAAACTTTTGGAAGTCATATGTTCAAAGAGGGATCAATGGTGATTCCTGGGAACATTGCATATGATGGAAACTTTAACTCAGTAAAACTTAATCCAAATAATTTTGGAACTGATATATCTCTTTATATTAATAAGTTTATTGGTCAGAAAATAACCGGTCAAATATCCGGAACAACCGCAATAATTCAATTTGTTTCTTTACCAAATAATTTAAATGTAACTGACCTAACCATATATGTAAAATACTTAGATTCTGATAATAATTTTGAATTCAAACCATTTCAAAGTGGTGAGTCATTATTTGCCGCAGAAAATATAACTTACGGAAATACAACTATAAATGCAGGAACGGTGTTTGCGTCACTAATATCATCTGCAGCAACATCCATAGGATCTGCGGCATCTATAGGTGCCGGTGTTTATTTTGTTAGAGGATATTTTGTTAATGTATCAAAACAAACCATAATTTTAGATGATTATGGTAATACACCTTCATATAGAGTAGGATTAAAAGTTGATGAATTAATTATTAATTCAAAGGAGGAAAAATCATTATATGATCCCTCCAAAGGATTTACAAATTATGCCGCACCAGGTGCGGATAGATTTAAGATTGAATTAACTTTAACGAAGAAATTAATATCAGATCTTAATGATACAGATTTTATTGAATTATTACGAATTGACCAAGGAAAAATTAAAATAATTCAACAAAAAACTCAATACAATATAATTAAAGATTATTTGGCGGAGAGAACTTATGATGAATCTGGTGATTATACAGTTGAACCATTTAGCGTCTTTGTAAATAATTCATTAAATGATAGATTGGGAAATAATGGTTTATTTTTTAGTAATGAAACAACTGAGGAAAAAAATAAACCATCAGAAGATTTAATGTGTTTAAAAATATCTCCAGGAAAAGCTTATGTTCGTGGATATGATATAGAAAAAATTTCAACAACGATTATTGATGTAAGCAAGCCCAGAGATATTGATAAGGTTGTAAATGTGAACATTCCCTTTGAAATGGGAAATATTTTAAAAGTTAATAAAGTTTCTGGAACGCCAAAATCAAAATTAAATATAGATTTATATAGCGAGCACGGTGGAGCAGGAAGTATTATTGGTAATGCTAGAGTATATAATTTTAATTTAACCGATGCCTCTTATGTAAATCATTCTACTAATTTTGATTTATACTTATATGATATTCAAACACATACCACTCTTGTTTTAAACTCTGCGGTATCAAATACAGAATTACCACAAACCTCATTTGTAAAAGGTAAAAGTAGTGGTGCCAGTGGTTTTGCCGTTGCTTCAGGGAGCAGTTCTGCAACTATTAATTTGAGACAAACTTCTGGAACTTTTTCAGTTGGGGAACAATTAATTATTAATGGATTAGATTTTCCAAGAACAATTAAAACTGTAACATCATATTCTACTGATGATATTAAATCAGTACAACAAACAATCGCTGTATCTGGTCTTCCAATAGAGTTTAATGCGGATTGTGTTCTTGAAAAATTTAATTTTCCAAATGGAATAAATCAGGTAACAATTAATAGTGGAACTACATTAGTCAGTCCTGGAAAATTCTTTACTGGTGTGAAAGTTGGAATGACGATTAGATATCAAACAGGAAGTGGAAGCGAGACATTTAACCGTGTAA